CAGTTGCCGGAGCCGCCGCCGGCTGTTGGCTCGCATTGTAGGCCGCCAGCGCCGAGGCATAGTTGTGCGGGATGCCATCGTTCTGCATGGCGTTGATCTGCTCGAGCGTCGGCGGGCTTGAGCCGGTCGCATTCATCGCCGCGAGCGCCGCCTCGTAATTGCCCGGGATTCCGTCATCGCGCATCGCCGCCAGTTGAGCCGGGGTGGGCGGGTTGGCCATGTAGTAGGTCGTCATCCCGGCCTGATAGTCGCCGGGGATGCCGTTATGCTCGAGCGAGGTGACCGACGACGGCAGCGATGCGCCCCCTGCCGAGGTTCCGGACGAGCCACCATTCGCAAGCGGGGGCGCTGTCGACGCAGACGGCTTGTCGTAGGGCACGCCAAGGATGCCCATGTATTCGCCGCCGGCCGCAAGCCCCATCGCCGAATAAGGATCGAGCCTGGCCGCGTTGGCGGCGTACATGTCGCGCGCGAGCTGGTTGTTCTCGTCCGCGACCTGCAGCTGGATGTCGCTCGCCTGATTGGCCGCGCTGGTCTGCGCCTTGGACGCCTTAGAGGACGAATAGATCGACGCTCCCGCCCCGACGACGGCAGCTCCGATGGTTGCGCCGATTGGCATCTATGCCGCCTCCCTCAGTTCAACGATGGTCATCTCGCCTTCAACGAGGCGGCAGACAGCATCGACGACATCGACGGTCGTCGGCTCTTCGGAGAGTAGCTGGATCGGCGCATAGCCCGCATTCACCGCCCAGCGGTTGTAGAGGCTCGTCGCCTTCTTCGCTTGGCCGCGGGTGAACATCCGGTAGGCGGCACCGACGTAGCGCTCGTGGATCGGGTCATGGCCGTGGACTGGCAGCGACGAGCCGCTGGCTTTCTTCGCCTCTTCCAGCGCGGTGTGGAACTTCTCGCCGTCGGCTTCGAGGTCGCGCGTGCGGCAGATCCAGTCGTCGATGTCGATCCGCGCCTGCATCCCCGGCCCGCAGGGATGCTGTTCCCTCCGAAACCAGTCGCGGAAGCCGCCCTTCAGCCCCAAGCCCTTTGCCGCATGGTTGTTGTCCGGCAGGAAGGTGGTCAGTTGGATCGCGGGTGTGCGGGTGAACATGAAATCCATTCCAGCTCGCATCGCCTCAAAGGAGTGCTTGCGCCCCTCGGGCGTGAACTGGGAATGCACCTCGAACGAGGCGCCCGGACCCGCGTGGAGAATAAACCCGCCTGTTCCGAACCACAAAGCATAATTCTGCGGGTTAGAGACGATGGGCGTAACGTCGAGCTCGCCCTCCCCGCCGAGCCATGAGCGCACGTCCGGATGATTGCACACGGCATTGAAGAGCGAGGCGTCGAACGTCCTCATGGGATTTGTCCGCCCTGCACACCGCCGCCGCCGCCAGGGGCATCGACACCGCCACTGGTCCCGCTTCCGCCCGAAGCTGGCGTGGTGATCTTGCCGCAATAGTGCCGGCCCGCTGCAGCATTCGGCAGAGCCACGTTCGGATCGGTGGTCGCGTGATAGGTGACCGAGCCGCCAGCGCGCGAGGTCTGGTCGTAATAGAGGTAGTAGGTGGTCGAGTAGGAAAGGCCGGTGACGGTTCCGCCGGTCACGGAGACCGCTGAAACGTCGGTATATTTGCGCGTGTGGTTGGCGATCGTGATCGTCGCGTTTGAACCCGCATCGCTGGCGGAGAGGATGATGCCCGGCGACGTCCAGCTGGTCGAGATGCTGTCGTTGCGGTTCACCGTGTCGGCTGTCGTCTGTGCCGTGGCTGCATTCGAGACCGCCGTGTTGGCAGTCGACTGAGCGGTTGCCGCGTTCGTCGTCGCGGTATTGGCCTGAGTTTGAGCAGCGTCCGCCAGCACCTTCGCCTGCGCCGCGATCTTGTTGATAAGTAACTGCTTTTTCGTCAGAACATCGCTGAACTTCGAGCGGAACGTCGCCGCGACGATGGTGGTGTTGCCCGTCTCGTCGTCCCAATCGACCGGCGTGGTCAGCCCCGCCAGATATGAGGTCAGCGCCGAGACCGCATTGTCGTAGTTCGTCTTCTCGGTCGTGATCCCGTAGGTGGTCGCCTTGGCGTCGAGGTCCGACTGCTCCGAGGTCAGGAACGCATAGATGAAAATCCACGGCCCCTTCTTGTCGGGCGTCAGATTGTTCGGGTCGAGAATCGCGTTGATGTCGTCGATCTGCGACTGCTGTCCGGCAAGAACGTCGGCGATGCTCTGCAGGACCAGCTGCCACCAAACCTGCATGTCGCCCCAGTCGGGCTGAAACGGCGGCAGCGGAGGGGCGACGAACGCGCTCATCCGCGACTCCTTCCGGCCGAGCTTTCATCGGCTATCGCGCCGGAGACGCGGAACGGAACCGCATCGGTCACGCGGAAGTGCAGCAGCGCGCCCGGCGCATCGAACATGCCAAGGCGCCGCCATTTGGCGCGAACGCGATATTGACCCGTCCCGCCGACGCCCGCGCTTCCAAGGGCTGTGTCCGCCCAGTCGCTCCAGGTATTCCCGGCATCGCGTGAGCGGCGCATCATGATGACGGGATTGATCGTAAGGTCGGTCGAGGCCCCGGCGTTGCAGTCGAGCTCGACCGCATCGAGCGGCGTCGAACGTGTCAGTGGAATGGCGGCCGTGAACTCCCGGTAGAGCTCGCTCGCGCCCTCCGCCCAGCCCGAATGGACCAGAAGCTCGTTGCCGGTCGCGGAGCCGAACATGGGCGAGCCGTCCGACTGCTGGATCGCGCATTGTGCCGCCCAGTTGCTGACCAGGGTGGTCCGGCGCTCGTGCCATTGCCCCCCGGTCGAGATGTCGTAGCCGTAGGAATAATTGTCGATCCGCACCATCAGGATCGGATGGCTCTCCAGCTTGTATTTCCAGAGCGCAAACGTCGTCGAGGCCGTGATTTTCTCGTCGATGCCAGCATTCGAGATCGGCGTCGGCACGTCCTGCATTCGGTAAACGGTGTGGTCGTTGCCGATGAAGTGGAGCGCATTGTCATATTCGATCATGCTGCCGGCCGAGGCGATCCCCCGCGGCGCGGTCCTCTGTGTGATCCTCAGGAAGGGCAGCGTCCCATCGCCGGTCGGATACCAAGCTTCGATCTTGTCCTTGCAGCCGTGGTAGAGGACATCGCCGATCGCGAGCGACTGAAGGATGTAGCTGGCAGAGCTTTCGGCTGACGCGAAGTCGACCGGGTCAATCGTCCGCGCATCGAGGACCGCCGACCAGTAGAACTTGCGGCTACCCGCGCGGGCAAAGATGAACAGCCCCGCAAGGAACGTGCCCCATTGGACGTTGGCGCTGTCGGGGAAGGATATCTGGGCGAGGGCCGTGCCGTTGTAGGAATAGGCGTGGGCGCCGCGGCCGACGACGAGCTCCACGTCCGACGATGCCCACCAAACGGGCCCGGAGCCGTCGATCGTGCCGAGGTTCGAACCGTCCTTGTAGAGATGCCCGTCGGTCGAAACGACGAACTTGGCGCCCGAGAACAGGTCGTCCTTGCGATAGATGCCAAGGATCGGGCCTGTCCCCACCGTGGTCGAGGTGGTCAGGCCGGGAAACGAGAGGAGGCTGACGCCGCCCTTTACCGAAGGCGTCTCCTCGGCGAGCATGTTGACAAGCTCGAACGGAGGAAGGTTGCCGTTCGCCCGGTGATATACCCCCTTGGGGATAATCAGGTCGTAGCCCATCAGCGCCTGCCCCAGCGACCGGAAAGCAGCGGCGGCGGACCCAAGTCCTGATAGCCAGCGGTGAAATTCTGAAGCCAGAATCGTGCCTCGGGGTCGTTTGGATGCGTCAGCCAGAAGCTCATGTCGAACAATGGATGGGCCGTTCGGTCTTCGAAATTCGATGACTCGCGATAGCCGCTGGCGGCGAAGCGGTCGGCCAAACCGCCAGCGTCGCGTTGCGCCCGAGCGCCGGGGATGTAGTAGCCATCGGGCACGTTTTGCACGGCTGCGAGTGCGTTGTTCTCGTGGAAGCGCCGCACCGGGGACTGTCCGGGATCTAGGCCGGCGCTTTTGAGGTCCTGCGCGAAAGCCGCGCGGATTTCAGCATCAGACGCACCTGACGCAATCGTCTTGGTAATTGTGCGCCCATTCGGGAGGGTAACGGAATAAGTGTCCGCCATCAGTAATCGGGCTCGAAATAATAGGCGTCGGGCCGGTCCCTATCGAGCAGCCTTTGGTAGAGTGCCGACGCCCGCGCATCGACCCGCTGCGTCGTCGCCGGGTCGATTCTGGTCGTTCCGAACATCGACGCCATTCTGGACGCGAGCCCGAGGATCATGCACTCCTGCCACTCCTCCGGAATGTCGATCGTCTCGGAAGGATCGGTGACCGTCTCGACGTGCTTGCCGTAATCCAGCTCGAGCGTGATGTCGGTTGCCGGGACCGGCCAGATGTTGATCGTCAGCGCAGTGTCGGTCTTGGAGATGTAATAGACCGAGGGGTTGCCGACGGCTGCTCGGTTGGGGAGCATGTAGAACTGGCTGCGGTTCCATTCTCCCAGCAGCCGGCGATAGGTCGATGAGACGACGTGCCGCACAGAGGAAACGTCCCTTACGTCCGCGGGCAGCGCCGCCGTTCCAGTGCCGCCGGTGACGGTCACGGTCGTCGTCGCGTCGCGGTACATTGCGCCCTCGCCCGCCCACGATTTCAGCATCGCGTTCAGCCGGATCACGCCGTCGTCCATGTCGGTGCCGGAAGGGGTTTCGCCGGCGGCATAGGCGCCGAGCTCGTAAAGCGCCTGGGTGATGACCTCCTCGGCCGTCAGCGGCCAATCGTAGATCCCGCTCGTCGGCATCAGAGGTGTGACCCGTCGTGATAGGTCGCGAAAACCGGCTCAGTTTCGGGCTGAGCGTTCGGGACCGGCACGCCTTCCGGCTTCACCTTCGGCGGCTTGATGTCAGCCGGCTTCGGATCCCAGCAATCATGCGTCCCCGGCCCATGACAGACCCTGAGACCCGTCCATTCCTTCTTGAACTGGCTCAGGCGAAAGACGCCGCCGCAGCGCGGGCATTCGCCCCAAGGGCTGCGCCTCATGTCAGCCTCCGGGGCGGAAGCCGCGTGTTGGCATCCCCGCCGGGAGCGCTGGCACCAGCGAGCGCCAGTCGTTGACGAATTTCGGGTTACCGCCCGGGTTGGGCGCACCGGGGTTGAGCCCGACGCTGCCCGGGACGCCGGGGACCATGCCGACGCCAGTGCCGGGCAAGGGAGCGCCGGTATGGCCGCCGCCGGGCATCATCACCGGAGGCATGGGCGTTGGCGGCATCGGCATTGGCATCGGTGCCGGAGCAACGCCAGTGCCGCTACCGACCGGCGCGGGTGCCGTCATGCCCGAGCGATAGTCCCGCGGCGAGGGGTGCGAGTGCGCCCAGTCCCGCATGGCGGTGTGGAAGGCGTCGATCTGCGTGCGCCAGTCATCCGGGCTCCCAGTAGTGGTATCGAACGTCGGGCGGTCCGGCCGCGCGTTCTGCCAGGTCTGCATCGCCTGCATGAATCCGTTGACGTCGAAGGGCATGTGGCCGCGCATCTGCGGCGGAACGACGCCGGGGTTGCCGTTCGGGGCTACAGTCGCGAGCGCGTTGTTGGCCGCGAGCGGCACTGCGGTTGCCGTAAAGTCGGTGGGAACGACGCTCGGGTCGGGAACCGGAGCGAATGGGTCATAGGCCATTTGAGGGCTCTCCAGATGAGGAAGGCCGGCCCTCGGTCGGCGTGGCTGCGGCAAGGTTACAGCAGCCGGCTCAGCCCGCGCAAAATAATGTCAGGTGCCGAGGTAGGCGATCGCGGCGCGAAGAAGCTCAGGACTGTCGCGAAAATAGCCGAGGCCACGGTTGCAGTGCTGGCAGAGAAGGCCCCTGACCTTCTTGGTCTTATGGCAGTGATCTACAGGCAGAAACTTGAAACGCTCATCCTTGCCTCCGCAGATTGCGCATCCGCCGCCCTGCGATTCCAGCAGCTTGTCATATTCTTCGAGGGTGATGCCATAGCTCTTCTTAAGGTCGTTCGACTTTGATCGCAGTCGGTTATTGGCCCTCCATACCCGTTGGTATTCCGCGCGCCCCTCTGCGGTTGTGAGAGTGTGGTGGCGGCCCTGAAGCGTCCGCTGCCAATGAAAATTCTCGGGGCCGAAGGGCTGCTTATTATCTAGCCTTCTCAAGCGGAAATCGGGGCTCGGCCTTTCTCCTACATCTTCGACAAAGCGCCAGAAGTCATTCCACTCTTCAACCCGCCCGTAGCGATTACGGCGCGTGTGCGCCCACGTCTCGTTGAGTGGATGATTGCTGCGCCTCCCCCAATCATCCGGGCGAAGCGTCCTTGTTGCGTCGCCGAACTGCTTCCAGCGCCGATAATGCTTGTCGCAGAAGCCCCTCGCCACGCTGGGCTGGCGGCAAATAATACATGGCGGGCCCGGTGTTTTGCGAGGCATTCCCCGCTTCTACCGGACCCGCCATTCGGGGTCAATTCATAACCGCGCTATTTACGGTTCATGCCCCAGCATTCCCGAAGACGCCCCTCCAGTCGCCCCAGCCCGCGCTGTAGCGCTCCGTCGCCTTGTGCTTGCGGTTCTCGGTGTCGAAGTCGGTGTCGTCCTCGAGATCGAGCTTGCGGCGCTGATAGGAAATCAGGCCGTTGGGCGCATTCGTCTGGATAAACCAGGCGTCGGTGTCGTCGAAGTAGTTGTTGACGACGAGTTCGGGGATGACGCCGAGCATCTTGATCGCGTTGATGTCGTTGTTCGGCGTTCCGACGCGAAGGTCCGACTTCAGGATGCGGTTGGCGTTGAACAGGTCGTTCGGGCTGACCAGCAAGCGAACCGGCTTCAGCGCGATCGGCAGGCCGGCGCTGTTCTTGGCGTTGGTGATGTTGGTCACCGCGTCCTCGATCGCGGCTTCCGAAAGGTCGGCCGCAGTCAACAGGTTCGACTGAGTCCCGTTCGCGGTCGGGTGGTCCGATGCGAACAGACTCTTGCCGTCGCCGCCGACGTAGGACGAGTTGAAGCCGCGGTTCAGCACGTTGGCGTGAACCGTTTCCTTCGTCACCAGCATCGACCAGGGGAGCGCGGACGCATTGGCCTCCGCGACCTCCTGATACTGGTTGTCCTCCTCCGCCTCGCGGGTGATGATGTAGCCGAGGCCGTAGGTGACGTGCGTGAACACCGTCGGCGGCCCCTGCCCGGAGCTGTCGTAGGTGATCGACTGGCCTTCGCCCTTGACCGACGCGAGGCCGAAGCCTGTGGCTTCGGTGACCTTCTCGTAGGCCTTCTTCGACGTGCGAACATCGAAGATCCGCGTATATTGCTTGTCGAGCTTCTCGTAGGACGTTCCGAAGATCGCCTGGATACCCGGCCACAGAAGATCGGGCTGGGTTGAGCGCGTGATAATTCCGGCCATTTCTCAGCCCTCCCTTATACGCCAGCCGAAGCCGAAGCCTCGGTCGTTACGTTGATCTTCACGAGAACCTTGGCGTAGTTCCCGATCGCGTTGTTGGGGCGCTGCGCCAGACCCATGATCTTGAGCGGCAGCGTGGCGGTCGTCGCTTTCGTCGAAGTGTCGAGCATCACGCCAGACTGCTTCGAATAGCTGTTGCCGGCAGCGACGATGAAGTCGGCGTTGAGCCCGACGTCCGCGGCCGCCAGCGCGCCGCCGACGCTATCCTCCTGGATTTCATAGAGGATGTGCGGATCGGTCGAGCAGATGACGTAAGCGGCGGTCGAAGCCGCGCGGTAGCCGGTCTGGTTGGTGGTGCCGTCGGGCAGGAAGCCGACGACAACGCCGGTGATCGCGGCGCCGGCGGTCGCGCGGGTAACGGTGGCAATGCCGCCAGCATCGGCCGAGCCAGCCTTGATGACCGGATCGCCGACGTAGAGAGCGGTTCCGTCCGTGGCGGGAACGTAGAAGACCTCCAGCCCACCGGAGAACGGCGCATTGCCTGCATTGCGAACGGGTCGAAACCCGAAAGGCGTGTTTGCATTGGCCACAGTCGAAACTCCTTTTTGAGCGCCGCCTGTGGCTTGGAGCCTTCAGCGGCTATTCGAGAACCTGGTTGGCCCGCCCGATCTTGGATGCTGGATCGACATAGGTGGTCGCTCCTTTCAGTCCCTCGATCGGTTGGGATGTGCCCGCATCGAAACGGGCCTTCTCAACCTCGCGTCTGCGCTGGTCCGATTTTTCGCGATCCTGGGCGATGAAGTCGCTGCGCTTGGAGAGCAGATAGGCGTAGAGGGGCTTGCCCTCGTCGTTCGTTCCCACCTTCACGGGATCGACGCCCTCGACTAGATCGTAGTCATCGCGCTGAGTGAGATCGGCGATCCGGTTTCCGGTATCGTTGACCCAGCGGGGGGTGCGGCCTTCCGCCGCCAGCCTGGCCTGAACTGCCTCAGGCACCGCGAGCTTGAGCCGTGGGGCTCCGCTCAGGTCATCTCGCCTGCGACGCTCCGTCGCAATCTGGCCCGCCCTGTCTTGGCGATCGATCATTGTGTTACT